CAAGTTAATCAATTTCAGGTTGATCCGGAAACCATCCGTTTTTTTCCATATACTCCTGCGTTCTTACCGTCGTAGTGCTGGGAACGATTGCCCCAAACGGGAATGAGTGCGCGTTAAGGACGTAGCTTGAAAGCTGTCGTATTTCTGCCTCGCTCAATTCTAGCATTAGTGTAATGAGCTTCTCAAGCGTCGCTAATGGGCTTACCGGGATGTTGTATTCCGTATCCACCTGCAAAGCGAATTGGATGCCGTCCGGGTGTTCGATGACTCCGAATACCGTGCCGTCCTTTTGATACGGTTCCTGAGTAACCAACGGCGCGGTGATATTGTACAGTTCGCGCGTGATGGCTTTGGCTCGGTGTTCGCTTGTAAGCGTTCCTTCGGGTAGGACTATGATATATCCGTTCATCAGTAGATAGAATAGAAAGTGTTGATGTTGTCCTCGATGTTCGTGCGGTCGTTTAGTTTGTCAGATGCATAGTAAACAACTTCTTGTATTAGTCCGTCCCATTCTAAAGAAGTTCCATTCCTTGCGCCGACGTGTAAAGTGCCTGTGGCTGTATTCCAACTGCCCGAATCAAGCGAAGTGTCTGAAAGTTGTGCGCCGCCGTCCAAACTACCGTAAACGGTATTGCTGCTTGATTGCCGACCTGCATATAATAAAAACTGGTTGTTGGAAGCACTTGCGACGTTGTTTTGGTCTGAGTCTGTATACAACACCCGAACGTTATTTGATTGAATTCTTACGTTTAATCCGCTCGTATAGTTGATATTAAGCACCTCGTCCGTCGCTGTCGATATGCCTTTGGCGACCAATGCAAAGGCGTTGTTTAACGGCAACGAAACGCTGGAACTACTATTCAGAGCATCATTAGCCCCGTCAAACTGCACCGCGGGCTTCCCGTTCTCCGTTATAACCGCACCGCTTGAAACGATTTTTGGCTGTGCGCTTGTGGTCGTCTGCGTCGCGTCGTTGCTGTTTCCGCTTTGGTCATACCAAGTTTTTACGAACGCATCGCCCGAACCTGCGAAGGCCGTCAAGGAAACGGTATCGAGTTCATCGTTTGAAAATCCTATATCTTGCTCGGTGTTGTCTGACGACCTACGAACGCGAATTGCGTCGCCTGTGTACAGCGTTCGGAGTTTCCGCAAAGAGTACGCCGCTGCTGCTCCCGTGTAAGTGTCTAGTAACAAATTGGCTTGGTCTACTTCCTCCCATGTTTGCAGCAACGTAAACGGTGGCACGCCATACGTTGCGCCATCTTTAAAGCCTTCAAAGGTCGCCACGGTATCCGCGTAAGCTGTATCGTCCGCAAAGGTGTGGATCAAAGTGTAGTCGCCTATAACGTCAGCGTCTGTAATGAATCCGGTTTTGTGGTAAATCTTGCGCACGATTACTTTGCCCGCTGCTGGCGTGTCGCTTTCCGGGTCTGCAAATACTCCGTCGCCTTCGCCCTTGACACTATAGGCGCGTTCGGTTCCTGTAATGCCCTGCTTTCCCGTTTCAACGTCATCTTCGAAACGGTTCGTATAACTCACCTGCGATTTGAATGCGCCCGCTGTCGCGTCGTATATAAGCGCCTGATTACCTGCCGGTGTGCCGACTATTGTAACGTCGCTTAAGTCGTTTAAATCCGTAGGTACGGCGCTAGTATCGGCCTTCGCATTTAACGCCGTTTGTGTTGCCGTGCTGACTGGCTTGTTTGCGTCGCTTGTATTGTCAACGTTCCCCAATCCGATTTCGCTTTTGACAATGGTGTCGTTTGTCCATTCGCTGCCGTCGTACTTCAATAGCTCGCCCGTTTCCGGGCCGCTCTGACCGAATTGTACATCTGTCAACTGCCCCAACTCAGTAACGCCGCTCGCGTCGTCAGCTGGTTGCCATTCCTGCGCTGCTGCATCGTATGCAATTACTTGCCCATCGGTTACGCCTGTGGTATCAACGTCGTATAGATCGCCGAGCTTTGCACCTGTGACCGGTGTGCCCTGTGCAATCTGTACGTTATCGCGCTTAATCCGAAAAGTAAACGTAAGCACTTGCGCGAAGCGGCGCGGCGCGTCAATCGTGTCTATATCAACGTCATTAAATTGGACGCTCTCCACGTTCACACCGTTGTATGTTCCGCTAACGCGATCCAGTGCGCCGCGTACCTTGCTGCCAAGATCAGCGGCCAGCGCATAACTATCGGCGTAGCACAGGAATTCAAAGCGTACTTCGTCGAGCTTACTCGGCCCGTCGTGCGTATCCTCAGGCGCCACGCTCAGAAGTTGATACACAATAAACGGCGTGGCTGTTTCCTGCTCTGCAACCTCTGGAAAAATGTTGACGCCAACGATGTTGGTGACGTCTGTGTTTTGCGTCAGTATTACGTACGCGGCTATTCCTGCATTCATTTCTTTTGCTTTTTTGCTTTCTCCCTTGCGGCCTTCCTGATCTGAAAATCATATTTCTTTTTCATAGCTTCAAACGCGGCGGCTCGCGTGTTAGCTATCGACCGCTCAAATACGCCCTTCTGTTTGTTGCCTCCAAATTTCTGGTCGCCTCCTTCCACGATATTTGCAAACCATGCATCCGAGTCTTTCGGTGCGCGCCTACCTACGCGCGGCCCAACCCAAAACGTGCTGAATCGTTTGTCAATTTTCCACACCTTTATGGATCGGCGCAAAGTTCCCACTTTAATATCCGGCCCACCCTTGCCGCCTCTGCGTACGCGGATAACCTCGCGCGCGTCCTTTATGTTGCCAACCATTTCTTTTTTGTACAGGTTGCCAACGCTTCGATGTATACGGGTTTGCACGTTTGTATCGCTGACCTGTTTACGCAGCTGCTCGAATTGTTTCATCAACGGCTTAATGTCTGCGCCGATTCCTTCAAATCCAACCTTCCCGCCTTTCTGCTCAAGTGATCCCTGTGCCATGTGTTCCGGTTATTTCGCAAAGTAGAATAAGCTGGTCATTGCGTCCAACTTCCTCAATGCCTTGAATGGTATAGGTGTTGCTGTTGTAGATAACTCGGTCCGCTGGATTTATTGCCCGCGTGTCCGTGCTGCTCCGTATCTTAAAGCGCAGCCGTTGCACAGGCATATCCTGATCGCCTGTAATTTTTTCCGCCATACCTTCGCCGGCCTTCATCAGTTCAGCCCATACGGTTACCAAGGTAGACCATGACGGCACGCGCTCGCCGTACGCGTTGGCGCTGGTGGTGTAGCTCTGCACCTCTATACGTCTATCGCTTTGCCCGATTCTCATACTGAAGTAATAACGCGGTAAGGGTTCAGGATAGCATACAGGCCAAGCGGTAAGGTGGTCGCAATTGTACCGGCTACAACTGGCTGCCGCTGTTCGTATAGGTGTGCAACCATCCACCGAATGGCAGTAATGAAAGGCTTTGGTATATCGGCCTCCGCATACCCTACGTTCATATTTACTTGCACCGCGTTAAAAGTGTCGTCATACAAATCGGGCACGTTATCAAATGTGATCCGCGCGGCTTTGGTTTTAATATCAGCCCACCACTTAGCGGCGGCTAGTGTCTGCGTGGTGTTCGCTGTGTCCGTGTACTGCACCGAGGTGATGGAGTTGACCGGGCCAATAGGCAGACGGACGTTGTAAAAAAAGTCTATGTAACCGACGGCGGTAACATCACCCAGCCGCGTATTACAATAGTCCTCAACCCACGCTATCGCTGCATCTCGATAGGCTTCGATTAAAGTGTCTTCATCCGTGTGATCCACGCGCAAATGCTCCTTAAGCTGTGCCACGGTAATAATGCTATTCAGGTCGGGCGTGCCTGTTATTTCTACGGTCATCATGTCGCTAAAATACGGACAAAAAAAAGAGGGGCCGAAGCCCCCCCTTTCACCAAACTATAACCTAACCAAATTAAGCGCTCAACTTCGTAGCTGTTGCCAATGCTTCAGGCTGTCGCAAATCGAAGTCAAAGAAACGATTGACGTGCAATGCAATTTGTGCAGTGCCTGCATCGCTGTACGGATCAACAAGCAAATCGATGCCACCGAAGTAGGCCAATATTCCGCCCTGTGCAAAGTTTCCGAAAATCATATTTCCGCCAACTGTTGAACCGCCTACAGCTGCATCGAGTACAGAGTTTACCAAGTAAGGTGTGGCCACGCCGCGATACATATTGAACTGCCCGTTCTCCCAAAGTGCGTTGACGCTTGCAACCTGAGCCAAAGCCTTCGAAAGCTCGTAAGCTTTTGGGCTCATAACGTACGCAGAGCCTGCAAGGTTTCCACCGTCTGCAAGCACAGCCGTTTCCATTGCGTTCACAATTGCAGCATCTAAAGCGTCATCCGCTGTTACTACCTGATTAACGGCAGTCGACGCCATAATAGTATCAAAACCGTAATCATCTACATAAGCGTTCATAGCTGCCGCCAACTCGTTAGCAATCAAAGCATCCACCTCTGCACCGCCCTGCAAAATCAATTGCTTGCTATACTTGGTGTTAGCTGCAACACGCTGTGGAGTCAAAGTAACGTCATCCATTTCCATGGTTGAAGCTGCATCGGCTGAAACTTCTGTTTCACCTGTTCCAACTGCTTTATTGCTTACCCGTGGAAACTGCAAGTTACCTGTAGCGTTTCGGATTACTGTCGTGCCGAGTCCTTCCAATACGGTAGGGGCGCGCAGTGCTTCGATTGCAGCAGGTACAACAGTAGGAACGAATCCAGAACCGTCGCCGCTTCCTGCTTGGAAGTCGTCAGCAGCTCCAGCACGCAAAGCCACTGAAGGAATTGCAATCTGTCCAGCCATCTGCAACCCTTGGCTTCGTGCTTCCTTGCTTGCCTCACTTGCCCACTCTGCCTCTGCACCTTCCAAGTTTCGACCGTTTGCAACCGCAGCTACTGCACGGCTTAGGGAAAAAGAACCGTTGACGCGCTCAACTTCGCGCTGCTCTGATGCGCCGGCTGTTCCTGTTTGCGCCATGCGTGCAACCATTTCCTGTTCGCGTGTTTTGTGCTTGATTTTTACGTCAAGGTCTTGAATCATGTTGTCCAACTTATCGCATCGCTCTTGCTCTGCTTCAGTTAATACGCGGCCCTCTGAGTCCGCTTTTTGGCCAATGGCTACGAATTCTTCGTAGTTCGCATTGCGCTGGCCTTTCAAATCGTTTAAAGTCATCTTTGTAATATTTTGCGTAAAGTTACGCGGTTCTGTTTTTATCGTTTCAGGTTCTGCGCGCTTTTCCTCTACGGGTTCGCTTGCTACCTGTTCTTCTTTCAACTCCTCCACTTCCTGCGCCGCCGCTGCCATGTTTCGCGCGTATACTGAAGCCGTCGGGCTTGCTGGGTATGTTACTGCTGAGGTATCCAATAGCTTGCCCACCTTGGTAATGGTTCGCGTGCTGCGGTCCTCGCTCCATTCGTCCGCCTCGATTGTAAAGGCGAACGAGCTTTGTGATATATCGCCGCGCTTAATCAGCTTGTAAAGGTCGCGCCCGTCCTGCGTGTCAGCAAGTGCGGCCCTGTACTTCAAACCCTGATCGTCAACGCTCAGCTCTAACGTGCCGTTCGTGGTTCGTGCCAATGGTGCGCCGGTATGGTTTAGCAAAAATCGAACGTCGTCTTCCATGACGTTATCGAATGCGCCACGTGCTACGGTTTCTTTGAAGTATCCTAAATCATACTCCACATCGAAATTGCTTGCATAGCCTTCGACTACTAAAGCGTCATCGCCAGCGGCGCGCACTTCTGACGTGCGCAGTTCTACGCTGTCGCCGTATTGGTTGCGCAGCTCCTCGGTGCGCTTATCGTCTTTATTGTCCATTGTTATTTGTTTCTGAAACTTTATCGGAATAAGCGCCGAGCCTATCCAGTGCGATTTGATTGACGGCAACGGTATGCGTGTCGCCTCCTTCCGTTGGGTTTAGTTCTTCCTTGCCCCTGACTTCGTTAATACTCAACACGCCGTTGTTTAACATCTTCGTGTAGAAGTCGGCGCGGCTCTGCATATCGCCCCGGTACAAATCGTTTAAATTAAACTTGCTGTATATCTGTGGGCGCTCGCGTGATTGGATTAGCTTCCTATCTATCTCCTGCTCGATGCGCTTGGCCCATGGTGCAATGGTGTGCCGTGCGAATTGAAGATTCTGCTGCTCTACGTTGTTGTAAGTTGTTTGGCTTTCGAGCTGTACCAATGTAGGAGGCACGCTAAAAATGCGGCATATTTCTTCCGCCTGAAATTTACGCGTTTCAATAAATTGCGCCTCGTCCGGGCTGATGCTGATCCGCGAATATTTAAAACCAAACGGCAGCAGCTTCGTACCTGCTTGCTGTGCGGCCTTATTCCAACTGCCTTGGATTATATCCATCTGCTCCTTTTTTAAAGGCTGATCGCTGGATAGTATCCCCGTCATTTGCCCGCCGCTACCAAAGTACTCCGCGCCGAAATCCTCGGCTGCTTTGGCTAGTCCTAAATTCTCACGGTGCAATCGAATCGGTGACTTCCTTTGAAGGTTGCAAATCTCCAGCATATTCTCCGGCTGTACGATGCCCACGTTGCGCACGCTGTAAACAATTTGGCCGTTCACGTTCTTGCGGTCTACGTCGTACAAATCCAAGCATATCAAACCGGTGACGTATCCACGGTTGTCGCGCTCTATCAGTGCATAGCCAACGCCGTTAATTACCGCATTGCTTATTACCGTCTCCCAAAAGTCAAAAGCCGTTTGGTATTCGTTGGGCTTGTATTTGATAACGTCATAAGCGGGATGAACGTTTGCCGGTTCTATCTCGCGCCCTATGCGCTCATAAATCTCTAGGTCCAAACTTGCCAGCGTGCTGGCTATCTTGTAGACGCAGGCGTATACCGTTGAGATTGTTAACGCTGTGTTCTCGTTAATGTTCGCACCGCTTACGGTAGTGCCGTAAATGCCTAGGTCATTCGCTAAGGTCTGCGAATCGTACTTACCTACGCGATACCGGAAAAGCGCGTTTAATCTGTCGCGAAGTGTTGCCATATGGGTTGCAATTTACTACAGGGAAATTATATCAAAATTCTGTTCTACCTCCTGCGGTGTTTTCATGTGTTCACCGATGCCCATGACCATGGCGACAATTGGATCAATCTTGCCGCCGCTCTTTTGTTTGTCGGCTTTTATGTTGCCGGCCGGATCCATTTTCAATTCGACGTTACCAAGCGCCCAACGCAGGACCGGGTCGCCATCGTGCCACACCTTGCCCGTCCTTACCAATACCTCTAGCTGTTTGGTGGGGCTGCTCATTGATACAAAGCCCTGACCGAATGGCGTCAGCGGTACGCCGTCGTCCACTAAGTCGATTGCAATTTGCGTGCTGTTGTATCTGTCGAATGCAATCTTTTCTACCTGATAATTATGCATCAAACTGGTGGCGTCTACTTCCTGACCATCGGGCCGGTTCATCACACCACTGACCAGCCGACGAATCGCCGCGTAGTCCGTTACGTTTCCATCTGTTATGTGGAAGTTTGGAAGATCTAAAAAGGTGCGATAGATATGCGACGGGTCGCGGTCCAGTATGTTGTCGATTGTATCGCTGGGCATAAAGTAATGACCGCGCACATGGTAGCCGTCGCCGTCCGGGTAAACCATTACCAGCGCCGTCATATCCGACACGCTTGCAAGGTCTAACCCGCCCCAACATATGCGGCCCGTCAAATCTTCCTGCCGTTCGTTGGCGCTCCATATCTCGTCCTGTATCCAAGTCTTTGAAGCGGTCACCCATTTGTTAAGGTGCTTGGTTTTAAATTCTACCTCTCGCGATCCGCCTAGGTTAATGGCCTGTTGTAGTTGTGACTCTAGTAATTGCTGACGTAGCGCCACGCCCAACGATGGATTCGCTTTAATCCATGTGCTGGAGTCCGTCCAATCGTCATCTTCATCCAGTTCGTAGATCAACGCAAATTGTGCGTCGTCGTGCTTTACTCCGTCGAGTATTTCCTTGCACGTCTTTTGCATTTCGTAGCATGGAGATTCACGGTTAAAACCTGCCGTTGTAATTGTCAGGTGTAACGGGTTGCGCCGCGCCTGCATTCCTGATCGCAGGACGTTCGCGACGCCATCGGTTGGGTGCGCGTGGTATTCGTCAATCCCTGCAAAGTGTATGTTCAAGCCGTCGAGTGTATCGCGCTCGCTACTTAGGTACGTGCATCGCGCTGAGAGCGTCGGCGCTTTAATATCGTGCTTCCCTGCTCTAAGGTGTTTGCGGAGTTGCGGCGAGATTGAAACCATCCTTTGCGCTTCGTCGAATCCAATTTTGGCTTGGTCTTTTTTAGTTGCCGCAAAATAAACCTCGGCAGCTTTTTCCTGATCAAAGAAAAGAGCAGCGAGCGCACAACCCGCCATAAGTGTCGTCTTGCCATTCTTGCGAGCAACCGTAATATAAGCATAATTAAAGCGTCTTGTTCCGTCCTCACGAAACCACCCGTAAAGATTCCACAAGATAAACTGTTGCCATGGAAGTGGATCGAACGGCTTGCCATCCCATTCGCCTACGGTGTGACGGATCGCCCTTTGAAAAAATGTAATATAAGCCTGTGCGGTCTTTGGCCTAAACTCTAGGCCGCGCTCCTCGGCAGTGTCGAGATCGGTAAGGTATCGCTGGCACGCCTTGGCCACATATTTGGCCGCCGGTATCTTGCCCGTAATAACGTCGAGTGCATACGTGTGCCCAACGCTGTCAAGCATCTTTGAAAGTTAGGAGCTGCTCTAGTTCGTCATCCATTTCAACTTCGACTTCAATGCGCTTGCGTGCGGCTGGTGTCATGCCTAATTCCTTCAGCACAACTAAGTACTTTGATCGCGATTCAACTAGCATTTGATGTTCAGGCCGGTGCTTCGTCATCGTGCCGCCGTCCCTGTTTTTGAATTCGTAGGTGTAACCCTTTTCGTCGATTAGGCTTTGCAGCTCGCGCACCTCTACCGCTAAACAAGCGGCCATCGTTAAGAGGTCTTCATCGAGTTCGCCGATGTGTCGGGCGCTGCGCAGTGCGTTTTTTATGCGCTTATATTCAAGCTTTTGCGTGTCTGTTAGTACGTCCATGCTCAAAGGTAGCGCCAAAACGCCAAGAAAAAAATGAAATATCTCGCCATGGATACTACGGCGATGCAGGCGCGATTTGCTCAGGTTTTTGCAGGGGGCTACCCCCCATGGGCCTCGCGCCCTGATTTGCTTGCGTGGCATGGTGTGCAGAGGCTCTGCCAGTTAC